TTCCTGCATTTATCGTTTAGCCTTTCCGATAACCAATGCACCAATCTCTAAAAACTTGTAGAGCTTGCCAATGAGTTTGTCGTCTTTAGGGGTAGGAGTGAGTGCCGTAATGGCGCTACAGGCCGTTACAAGGGCTGTGAGGGCGTTTAAGTAGTCTAGTAGTAGCATTACCACGGTACTCCTGATGCCTGCGTTGGGTTCTTCTGTGCTTCAATGTTAGCCGCCAGTGACGCTTCAATAGCGTCCTTGTCAACACCGTTAGCCCAGCACCAGCCTAAAGCTACTTCTTCAGTGATACTGTCGTAAGGAACGTAGTCTGAAGCAGAAGGATCTGGTGTGAAGCCAGCAGTGCCGTAGCTAGAAGCTGAGAAGTCACCGTCAGTTGCCGTAGCTCGCCAGTGACATACGACTACGCCACCGTCTGCAAGCGTTCTTTCCATTTGACTGATTTGCCATACTGTTGTCATGTTGTTTCTCCTTAAGATTCTAGTGCTGCGATACGGGCGCGTAGTGATTGAATTTCTTTGAGCATCATTGGGACTAGCTTGCTGTAGTCAACGCCCATCATTTCTTCGGGGTCTTCTGGGGCTGAGACAGCTTCAGGTGCAACAGCTTGTAGCTCCTGTGCAACCATGCCGTAGTCTTGATGTGAACCGTCAACCTTCCAATCAAACTTGCGTACTTGGATAGCATCTATCTTGCTACCTGCGTCATCAGCGTCTGCAATGTTTTCTTTGAGGCGTTGGTCAGATGAGGTGTTGTAGGATGTTGTAGAGCCAGACAAAGATATACTTCCAATAGCACCGTTGGGATTGTAAAACCTTGCAACTGCTTCGGTTGAAGTAACAGTAGTTCCTAATTGTAAAATAGTCCTGCCGCCAGATTGTCCAGTTTCAAAACCTGCTCCACCTGCGCCACCAGAAGGCAAAGCCGTACAACCCACCAGCAAGTTCCCACTGGCATCAAGCCTAGCGGCTTCTGCGCCGCCAGTATAAAAACGCATAATATTGCTACCAGCCATAGACACAAACGTATCTGTATCATTTGTTCCTACAAAATTGTCAGCATGGGCATTGCCTGATAGGTAGAGGTCTTTGAAGCGGTAAGTGGACGTGCCTAAATCAATCGTGTTATCTACTCTTGTCCCCGCCGCCATCGGAGCAGCGCTGCCGTTACCAAAATAAAATCCAGAATGACCTGATGTGGACGCGCCAATGTAAAAATTGTCGTTGTTATCTACACCAATACTACCTACGGTTGAGCCGTCTTTGCGGAAGAGTGCAATTGCGCCATCATCTGTCTTGCGATTAAAGGTTGCGGCGGCGTTAGATGCAACGGTGCTTCTGACTCCACCAGTTGCACTAAACTCCTGACCAGCAACATTAACGCCTGAACTTGTAGGATTATTCTGTGTCGTACCCACCAGCACGTTGCCCGCTGAATTGATGACCATACGGGTTGTATTAGCTCCACCCGATACAGACGTGTTAAACAACAAAGCGCCGTTATCAGTTGCACCATCTGTTTTTGCAGAGATAGAAGCAAGGTCAGTAGCTGTGTTATTTCCAAAAGTAATTGAGCCAACGGCTTGATCTGTGTTGGAGTCATTCCTTCTTATTTGAATACCGTGTCCGCCACCAGAAGCAGGGGTTTCTATCTGTAATAAATCAGAGGTGTGGCTGGCTGAATCTCCAATGAGAAGTTTGCGATTGCCGTCGATGCGCATGGCTTCTGTGGTGCCTGTCAAGAATTTCATAGCGGGGTTTGTGTGGGTCATTGCAATAGAACCAGCGACCGTGTACCCAGTGCCATAGGTAAACTCTATAGTTCCAGCAGGGTCATCTCCACCAGTAGAGGCAACATTAAGACGCAGTTTTGCTCCCCTTACCCCAGATGTAGAAGTAGAACTTATAGTGGAAACTACCTCGCCAGTAGAAGATATAGTCAAACCATCCGCCGTGACGCTGCCCGTGACATCAATGCCTGTGGCTGTGGTGGCTAGTTTGGCTGACCCATCATGATTAGCTGTGAAGTTATATGGATTAGACCCCACTTCAAGAACAGTACCACCTGAGTCTTCTGTGTACAGTCTTTTGTTAGTTAAGTCTACGGCAAGCTCTCCAGCTACCAAATCGGAGGCTGTGGGAGCACCTGAGCCGCTTTTAGTTACAATTGTTGTAGCCATTGTTTAATTCCCTTGTTAGTAAGTGCCGCCTGAGAGCGTACCAGTTGTCATGTTGTCTGCGTTTAAGTTTGATAAAGTAGCTACTGCTGCCGCTGCCGAAGCTGCTGCTGCCGTTGCGCTTGCTGCTGCGTTAGTTTCGCTTGTACCTGCATTTGTTTCGCTTGTAGCCGCCGCTGTTGCACTGTTAGATGCGTTGGTTGCGGAGGTTGCAGCGTTGGTCTCGGAAGTAGCAGCATTTGTTTCAGACGTAGCAGCAGCCGTTGCAGAGTTGCCAGCATTAGTAGCGGAAGTCGCTGAGTTTGTTTCCGAAGTTGCAGCGTTAGTTGCACTTGTGCTTGCCTCCGTTGCTTTGGTTGTAGCTGTAGTGGCGCTACCCGCTGAACTGGTGGCACTGGACGCTGCGTTGGTTTCTGAGGTAGCCGCATTGCTTTCACTCGTTGCTGCGTTAGTAGCACTGGTGGATGCTTCCCCTGCCTTAGTTGACGCTGTGCTGGCACTGGTGGAAGCGTTACTTTCACTTGTCCCAGCGTTAGTGGCGCTGGCTGCTGCATTAGTTGCGCTAGTACTGGCTGCTGTAGCACTTCCAGACGCATCTGAGGCGCTTGTGGCGGCTTCTGAAGCCTTAGTAGTAGCTGTGGCAGCACTAGCCGCTGCGTTCGTCTCTGAAGTCCCTGAGGCGGTTGCAGAGGTTGCTGAATTAGTAGCACTTGTGGCTGCGTTGGTCTCACTGGTTGCGGCGGCGGTTGCACTATTGCCAGCGTTAGTTTCCGAAGTTGCAGCATTGGTTGCGCTAGTTGCCGCTGCGACAGCATTATTAGCGGTTGCTGCTACGTCTCCGTCTATAGAAGATGCACTTGTAGCAGCAGCAGTAGCTGAGTTAGCTGCGGCTGTGGCTGAATTAGCAGCCTCGTTTGCTTTAGTTGAAGCAGTCGCTGCATCGGTCCCAACTTGGGACGCTACTGCATCTGTAGTTGCGTCACCAGTACCTCCAGTACCTCTAAAGATACCCATAGACTGCTCCAGCTAAAGAAAACAAAAGAAAAGAAAAAAGGGGGCCTAAGCGACCCCCATAGAGTTCGTTACTCAGCAATAGCGAGAACGAAACCAGCTTCAGGACGATACACCTGAACACCGTACAGACAATCAGCCGTGTACAGAGTTGACAAGTATTCCTGCTTGTACTGGGTTTGTGAACGTACTGACTGCTGCTCTGCAAGGACAATAGCGTCTTTGTGGAACAAAAGTGCAGCACGAGTGTCAACAGAGGAAGCAGTGTTATCAGCAGCAGCTTCGATAGTAGCACAGTTAGCAGACACATAAACGTCTACGCCGTACAAGTTACCGATAAGCCCTGAGTTTACAGTGCTGCCAGATACGAAGTCAGAAGACACGTATCGGTCGATACCCATGATCGTGTTACGAACAGAAGGTGGGATAATAAGTACACGATTTTCCATCGGTACATTATTGTCGTCTAACTTCTGAATCATGTTACGGAAGAAGGCATCAGTAAACACGTCACTTGCGTCCATCGTGTCGTCAGTGTACTGAGTCGTCGTACCGTTGTCATTGAAGAAAGCACCAGTGTGCTGGTAGTCAGTAGGCGCTACTGAACCAGAGAACACAACTGCACCACCGTCGCCAAAACCAGTACCACAAGAGTGGAGGTCTGCATCAATTTTGGTAGCCAGAGCGTAACCAGCGTCTTCAGTGTAAAACTGACGTAAGCTGTTGAGAGCCTGTACTTCAACGATGTCTTCAATGAGACGTGAGTACTCAAAGTGTCGATCGATGTCAACAGTCAGTTCGCCTTCGGTGTTAGCAATGATAGTAACTGCCGTATCAGCAGCCTTAGCATTTGCGTCGCCACGTACGGGCTTAGGGATGTGAAGCTTGTCGCCTTTCTTGCCACTCATAGCGAGCTTTTTGACAAGAGGAGCCATCTTCAGGTTCTTTTGGTAAGCAGCAATAATCTCGTCACTCCAGATTTCTGGAATAAACGTACCTGCTTCAGTCTTTGCGGTAAAACCCCCCGCACCGGGATAAGTTGCAGTAGCCATGTCAATCTCCTTTTAGATTATTTGACTCGACCCTCCGCGTACGCTCTAAAGATTTCCTCTGATAAAGCTTGATAACGCTCTGGGTCTGTTTTCATTAGTTTAATAATGTCGGCCCTACGATATACTTTCCTACGACTAGCCTCACCACTACCCTGCATGTTACCCGTATTAGCTGCCTTAATTTGTTGCTTACGTGCCTGTTTCTCAACTTTCACGGTTTGTTCTGCTACTGTCTTACGCTCCTTCCAGAGTGAAAACAGCTCATCAGCAGCTTCAGCATTAAATTGTTGGTCAGCTTCTACGAACAACTGAGTCCTAATCTTTGAAGCTTTAATCCACTCAGCAAACTTAGGGTCCTTAAGGATACCCTGCATGTCTGGATGCTTGTTATTAAGCGTTGCCAGAGATGATTGTTTTTTGTAGTGAGCAGAGTACTCCTGCGCTTCTCTGATCTTAGGATGGTTCTCAATAGCACGATTAACGGCTGCTTGAGGGTCCGTAAAATAGTCAATATCGTCTTCAGGCTCAACGTACTGTTGAGGTGCTGGTTGCTGCGGTTGACTGCTAATGTAGTCATCCACAACCTTACGAAGCTCTCCTACTTCAGAGGATTGACGACCTAGTAGCTTCTCAGCTTCTTGGTGCATCTGCACGACTTCTTCTAAAGACTTGCCTTGATATTTCTCTGGTACTGTAGGTTCTTCTTGAGGTTGCTCAACAAAGTCTTCTTGTTGAATCTCTTGTGCTTCGTTTTCTTCGGTGTCTTCCACAGTTTCCTCTTCAGGCTGCGAATCTACCATTGTCGCTCTAGACATAATTAAACTCCGTGAACTTAGTCATTATGGAGATTGAGGTTTTCTACCTGCTTGTTCGTGTTCCTTTACCCACTTCATGTGTCTACCGGGGAAGTCCCCAGAGTGTCCATCAAGTATAAAAGGCGGGGCAGACAGCATTTTTGTAGCACCAGCACCACATTTGCACCTACTCGTAGTGTCGCTGGAGTCTACAAATTTTTCATATACGTGTCCGTTTTCACAACGAAAGTCGTATACTTTAATCATCTACTTCTTCTTCTTCTGCTTGCTCTCTGGACACTTTAATAGTGTTCTCCAGATTAATTACAGAAGCTAAGGCAGCAACTTGCCCCTTACGAAATAAGAAGTCTTCAGTATCCTTGACTGTCTGAATGTCAGCCAAGGTAATTGCATTGTTAGAAAGCTCTTGAATGAGTTGTTTGAAACCTTCGTGATTGAAGAGTTCGTTGTAGTTGTTAAAGTAAGTTTCAAGCTCAGGCTTCATAAGTTCTCTTTAGTTGATACTATAGTTAATAGTATAGCATATTTTTAGGTTAAAGTCAAGAAGTATTTAGTAGCCTTTCTTCATCGGCTTCTTCTTGGGCTTAGGCTTAGGTTTTGCCTTTGGTTTCATTGGTTTAGAACCGTACATCATAGTTTTCTCCTTTGCTGTTTTAGAAAGTTCGTCGTAGTGGTACAACTTTTTAGAGGTAGCACCGTGAGTAGCACCTGAGTGTACCTCACCATTAGGCATCTTGTGTGTGCCTCCTGTGTGCTTAGACCCATCTCTGAAGTAATGGGGGACACCCTGAGCCATTACTTTTTTCTCCCTTTGGTTGTTTTGGCTGCTTGTTTAAAGGCTTTTGCACTGGGTGCACCTTTGGAACCCGGTTTACGCATTTTCTCCTTACTACCTGCTGCAATGCGCTTACGTTTTGCGTGGATATTATCATATAGGCCTGCCATTACCACTTCTCCTTGTTGGCCCAATAGGCTGCTGACATCTTACCTTTTGCAATATTCTTTGCATGGCGAGCCTTAAATGACTTGCGTCTGGCTTTCTCTTTCTCAGACTTAGGGGCTTTACCTGCACCACTAACTCCTTGCTGTCCAAACCTAATGGTCTTAACTTCGTCACCTTCTTTGGCAACTACTACGTGCGACTTAGTAGGGTGGCTAGGAGTCCTCTTTGGCTTGTTGTAGCCGCTTACTCCCGCCCTTTCCAGCCTTGGGTCCTTCTCCTTTGGCATTACTCCATTCCTCCATTTTGCGTTCTAATTCCTCTAGGCGGCTCCATTGGGGCTGGAGGTGTTTCTTGACTTGGTCTAGGAGAATTGTTAGTTCTTTGTCCGTTAGCATTTTCTTTACCTTTGATTTGTCTTTCTTTTAAAAGAGTCTCTGCAACGCGCATACGTCTTTCAAACTCTTTGTCTTCTTGGTCGCCTTCACGCAAGTTTCTTGTAATTGCGCTAATACGATCAATCTCTAGCTCCATAGGCACTGCCTGAGCTTCAGCAGCCAGCTTAGTAGCCCTTGCAGCAGACTCTTGAGCCTGAGCCGCTAGAGCTGCTGTCTGGGACTGCTGGAACTGCATCTGTGCTTGCTGTGCTGCCTGTGCCATCTGCTGTGCTTCTGGGTTAGGCTGCGTAGCTTTCTGCATAGCTGCAAGGAGTTCTTCACGGTTAGACAAGTTCATGTTGTCAATAATGGACTGAATCAGTGTATTGTACAACGGAGAGTCTTTTTCCATAGTCTGTAGTAGTTGTACAAGCTGAGTCACTTCGTACTCTCTAGCCATGATACCCAAAGTACTACTTGCGTTGAACTTGTAGTCAGCAACAGGGTAGTTTTCAGGGTCAAACTGCATGTAACGATAGGCAGCTTTCTTGACAAAAGGAATTAAGAAAGCCTGCTGGAAGTTAATCAGAGTACGTTTATGCCTTTTAATAATAGCACCGAGAGACATACTAATGCCAGAAGCCGTAGCTTCTCCATTAATTGAACCCGCGATTCCAGCAGAGTCAACCGCACCAGTAGCTTGTTGTACCATCTGCTGTAGAGCACCCGCCTGAGCAAACGTGATTTGACTAACTTGTCCAAAGTTAAACGGTTGTAAAATTTCACGCGGGTCTCCACTGGTTAGAATCATCTTGCCCGGACGTACTTCTGGTTTAGCACCTCGTGGCATCCTAGTGGCGTCTACAGCCAACATAGGATGAGTCGTGAGGCTCAGAGCGTCGATCCTAGCGCGTAACTCAGCGTCAAGGGCCTTCTGTGAGTTGTAACCCTTCTCA